TGACATATTACACTCCTTTCTTTGTTAGGGGTTAATGATGACTAAATAGGCAGGCGTTACCCTGTATTGAGTTCTCTTACGCTTATAGTTATAATAGCCGTAATCATTTTATAGTCTACTCATATTTCAAGTAACATTCAAATGCCATGTCTTATTATTCTACTATTATATCAACGCTTTTAGGAGCATCTTCAGCTCTTACCCTGCCTACAAGTCAATGACCAAGTTACTACGAATTTGGTACTATAAAAAGTGTTGTGTGACCATATATTTGTTAGAGATGTGAGCTATATGGAGTCTCATGGTACTATATTGAACCATTTGCAGTGTTATCACACTTTTACACAAGTATAGGACAAGTAAGTAACAAAAAGGGCTAATGAAAGCCCTTAATGTTAACTAATTAGCTTCTCGTCTTCTTCCTCAGCGAGTAAAGAAGGCTTGTCACTATATATCTCAGCGCATCGTTGTGCTATCATAGTCAAGTTAGTGTTACAAGCACGTATCACATCGTTCTTACTGTCAATACTCTGCTTAGTCATGGACGACCAGCCTCTCTTCTGAGGCGCCTTCATAGCAGCCTTGAGACCACGGTCAGCTTCTTCATTGAACATCACTTTGTACTCTTGGTAGGTCATGATATTACCTTTCATGTTTAATATTATTTAATTATAATACTATATAAATCTAAAAAATGTAAATTAACTAAAATCGCTTTATGCGAATCCCCCCTTTGGGGGGGTCTATAGTGTGTAAGAGCGCATATCAAAATCCTGCATTTTTTTCTGAGAATAACTTGGTCTTTTGTAAAATAGTACTTGACTTTGCACTTTTGGTTCATATATAATGGGCTATCAAAAAAGGGTGGTTTATTTGTATTTCATAGGGGCACTTGTACAACAGGCAGTGTTAAAAAAAGGAGTTGAATTGCAAGAAGCTTTACACTTATATTCACACATATGAAACGGAGTATATAAATGCCTAAAGGATTAATGGATTTTACTGAAAGGGAGAGTCTTGCTCCTTACATAAAAGCTGTAAGTGTTGAGGTTGCGACTACGACCTTAGACCCATGTAGAGCAGTTTATTGTGGGGTAGCGGGAAATTACGAATTATATGTTGGGGGTTCTTGGGTACATTTCAAGGCAATTCCAGTGGGAACGGTATTAAAAGTATGTGCAGAAGGAGCGAGAGACCAAAGTGATTCTTCGGCCCCAGCGGCTGGAGAAATTGTTTTCTTGTATTAGTGTGGCTTTTGGAATGACAGAGCTTTTTAATCTTTCTCTTGAAGACCAAGAAGAGATTTTAGAAAAACTTGCTTCTGATGGGACATGTCCAATAGAAATAGATGAGCAAGTATATTATATACCAAAAGCTGTTAATCAATTAATAGAGAATTTATATAGGCAAGCGTGCGATTTCCGAAAAGGGGAAAATGGAACACCGCAAAATAAAGAATAAAAAACATTACATATATGACTCTTTTGAAGAGTGGGAGAAATCAAATCCAGATACAAATCTAATTTTTGATTGGAGAAAAGGAAAAGAGGGAGATTGGGTCTATTCAGACGACAACAAAATAATACAGCTTCTCAAAGTTGTAGATAAAATCAAACATCACAATGATAGAAAAAATTATAAATATGCTGCTGGATATGTACGCACTGTTGTTGGTACATTCCTAAAAAAGAAAAATTGTAAGATGGATGCTGATTTTTCAAAGCATCCGAATCGGTATACATTCTCTGGGAAGAATCCCAAATCAGTAAAAGAGAGAACGGGGGTTACTCAAAGAGAGAAAATTTTCGCTACAAATGTAGCTGTTGGTATGGGGCCTGTAAAAGCTTATATGGATGCCTATAATAATGATGATGAATTACAATCTAGAAAAAAAGCAACAATTTTATTAAAACAGGAAAGAGTTATGCAAGAAGTAGAAAAGTCTGTATTAGATATAGCAAAGGGAATGGGATTAGACCATGAGTATGTATTAAATAAATTAAAGTGTCTTGCTGATAGTAGTTCAGATGATGGCATCGTATTACAATCAACGAAAGAACTTGCAAAAATAATTGGTACTTCTGGAGTAACTGTAAAGTCCAGAGAAATGGGTATTGTAGGAATGTTTCAAGGTTTCACACCTGAGCAGCTCGAAAAAGCAGAGCGGCCTCAACTAAAGGAAATAAAAGGAGATGATAATGAATTGTCCTAATTGTGGGTCTAATAGAAATAAGAAAAACGGAAAAAGAGAAAACGTACAGAAATATAAATGTCATAATTGCAATAGGGAATTTTCAGAAGAATACGATTCCCCAATGTCTAATATTAATACTTCTTCTGTAGTGGAGGAATTAAATTATACTTATGTAACGGATAATGTTGCAACTGGGAAAGCCCCAACATTGAAAAGTCTCTTAGATAAGTTTGATATATCAGAAAATGTATGGAAAGTAACAAATTTTAAAGTAAATCAATGGGATGTATCAGCTAAAGAAGAGGTTGATGGAAAAATAGTCTGGAATACACATACAAACTATCAAGCAAGGGCTAGTTTAGTTAGAAAAATTCCAGTCAAATGTGATTTCCCACCAATTCAAGGGGCTTCGACATCAGATATTTATCTTAATGTAAAAATCCCGAAAAGAGATTTGAAATTAGATGTAATACTTCCAGATGCTCAAGTCGGGTTTAAAAGGGATTTAAATACTGGAGTATTAACACCGCTTCATGATTTAAAGGCAATTGCTATTGCTACTGAAATAATTAAAGAATTAAAACCCAATAGGGTAGTAATGTTAGGAGATATGATGGATTTACCAGATTGGTCTACTCATTATATCCGTTCCCCAGAGTTTTATTTCACAACACAGCCAAGTTTGGATTGGTTAGCTTCTTGGATTAAAGAATTAAGACCATATTGTGAAGAGATGGTATATATAGAGGGTAACCATGAAAAAAGAATGATTGATAGTATTGTGCAAAATACAATTCAGGCTTATGGTATAAAACCAGCGAATGAACCAGAAGTTCCTGCTTTAATGTCTGTTCCTTATATGTTGGGGTTGCATAAAATGGATGTAGAGTATATAGGCAATTATCCTCATGGGGAATATTATATTAATGATAATCTTGTATGTATACATGGTAATAAAGTTGGTGCAAAAAGTGGTCAAAGTATAATGAAGATGCTTGATTCTCCTAGAATTAGTGTTATCCAAGGTCATGTTCATAGATTAGAAATGGGACATAAGACTGTATGGACACATGGCAACCCTAAAATATATCAAGCAATATCCTGTGGGACTCTTGCGAGAATAGATGGGGTTGTCCCCGGTGGTGGAACAAGGTATAATTGGCAACAGGGGTTAGGAGTCGTTGAATATGATGAAGAAAGATTCCAAATAGATACTGTTGGTATTTATAATGGGAAATCTATATTTAGAGGTAAGGTATATAATGGATGAATATACTAAACCAAGAGATAAGAAGACTAGGCAGGGTTCAAGTAAAAATACTAAATATGGGAATAAAGTAAGTAAAAGATATTATAAGAAAAAATACAGAGGACAGGGAAGATGAATTATGGAGGGAAGTTTTTAGTATTCTGGAAGAATATGAAACCAGATGGAAGTGATGCTCTAATGCGTTCTTTTGATACTTCAATAGAAGCTAAGTCATATGTGCAAGGATGTGTAGATTCTGTTGTTAATTTTACCAAAGATGCAGATGAAAATAAATTATTAAAAGAATTTGAAATAAAGGATATGGGTAAAGAGATATGGGTGTAGTGACAAAAAGGGGGTTGAAGAGGAAAGATTTAATTCAAAGAATTAAGGTTCTTGAGTATGCACTTGCAAATTCGATTGAAAGACAAAGAAATTGCGAATTAGTTCTTGATTCTTATATAAAAATGAATAAAGATGAAAAGAAGTTTGAGAAGTTCTTAGATAAAAAAAGAAAAGATGCCGAACATAAACAAGAAGAACGTAAGTCTAGCTGAGGAACAATTATTACTTGCTAATAATGATTTAGTTGCTTTTGGTAAGTTGTTTCTTCCTGATGATTTCATGAGGAGTGAAACCCCACCATTCCATTATGAGATGGCTGATGCGATTGATGATACAGAAATAAAACAGTTAGGCATTATTCTTCCTAGAGGTCATGGGAAGACAGTATTGACTAAAGCTTCTATTATAAAAGATTTTGTTTTTTGTCCTAAAGATGATATGCATTTTTATGCTTGGGTATCTGCTACTCAAAAATTATCAGTAGGTAATATGGATTATATAAAGCATCACCTAGAATTTAATGATAGTATTAAGTATTTTTTTGGGAAACTTAAAGGACGTAAGTGGACAGAAGAAGATATAGAATTATCTAATGGATGTAAGTTAATATCCAAAAGTAATGTAGCAGGTATTCGTGGTGGAGCAAAGTTGCATAAAAGATATGATTTGATTATATTAGATGACTTTGAACATGAAGCAAACACAATTACCCCCGACGCTCGGGCTAAGAACGCAAATCTGGTTACCGCTGTTGTTTATCCTGCGCTTGAACCTCATACTGGTCGGTTGCGTGTTAATGGTACTCCCGTTCATTATGATTCCTTTATTAACAACCTCATTAATAATTATAAAAAAGCTGAAAAAGGTGGTGAGGAATTTTCTTGGAGGGTAATAACTTATAAAGCGATTTTACCAGACGGGACTCCACTTTGGCCATCATTTTTCTCAAAAGAGAAATTAGAGGAAAAGAAAAAGTTTTATTACGATAGTGGCCAATC